GTTGGCACGGTGATCTTGGTCACGGTCTTGAACGCTCGTACCCCCTCGACCGTGTTGGTGCCGTTGGCGGCGATGGTGTCGGTGATTGCGGCTCCCGCCGCGTCGGTCCCCTCGATCACGACGTTGCCCGTAATGCCCGCCTGGTTGCCGGTGATGGTGAGCGTCCGTGGCACGTCGGGGTTCGTGATGCCGGTCGTCACGTCGAGCGTGCCGGAGTCCGGCAGGGTGATAGCGGCGTGGATCGTGGCCGCTCCCGTTGCCGCCGGCGCCTTCTGGTAGTGAGCCAGGAACGACATGTCTACCGGATCGGTTCCCAGCTCACCCTGAATTCTCTGGCCGTAGCTGGGGTTGTACGGGTAGAGCGTGCTCATCTCTCACCTCCACTACGGGGTCAGAACTGCGAACGGGTAGCGGTTCGCCTCGGTCGGCTGCAGATTCGTGATCGGGTTCGCCACCTGGAAGGCCACCCGCATCGTCGCCCGCAGCGCCACAATATCCTGCTGTGCGGTGTTGTATATGATGGCGCCAGCGCCGTCCTGGATCACGGCCTGATCGAGCAGCCGTACTTGGATGTCCTGCCGCATCCCGATGATCCCCATCGTCCGATCGCCGCAGATGAGGAGCGCCTTGGTCGCATCCCAGGCTCCGTTCTGCGGGAACTCCAGCGGTTGGCCGTAGAGGCTACTCGGGGTACCAGCCGTGAGCGACGGCTGGAAGATCAGGGCACCCTCAGAGGTTCGGAGACCGCGCAGCTTCGCCTTGACCGACGTAGCTCCGACGAAGAAGTTCACGTCGAAGCCATCGGCCTCGACGGCAGCCATGACGCCCGAGTCGGCCCCGATCTTGTCCACGAGGTCTCCGGTCCCCAGGCTGATCTTGTTGCCGGCGGAGTTAGCTGCCGTCACGATGTCATCCGGCCAGGTGGACGGCTTGTTGGTGCCGAAGAAGATGGCCGCGTCCAGGGCACGCCCGAACGCCTCGACCAACCTGGGCCGCACCTCACCCCAGATGTCGAAGTCGCTGTCGTCGAGCACGGCCTGAGGTACCGGCACGATGACGGCGAGCTCCTCAGCGTTCAGGTACTTGTTCTGCCAGGTAATCTCCGTGGTCTGCTTCAGGCCAGTGTCCGAGCCCACGAAGTAGGCCGTGGCGAGCGCGGCCAGCACCGGCATCCGCTGCTGCGCGCGACTCATGGTTACCTGCCGGAACAGCCGCAGCGCTGCCGACTGCTGCGGGAGCGCTTGGATGATCTGTCTCGATGCCTCTTCCGGCATCAGCGGCGTGGCATCGGTTCTGTCGATCAGCGAATTGTAGACAGGCATCTACCTGCTCCTTTCGTGCTAGGCACGCCCTGCGGCGCGCCTGATCCACGCGTTCATGTCCCCGCCGACCTTCCCACCACCGCCGGCCCCGCCATCAGCGGACCCGCCGGCGCCGGCGCGGAACAGATTCGGGTAGCGCTTCTTCAGCTCCTCGAAGTTGTGTTTCCCGACCCCCTTATCGGGGTCGTAAGCGCCAAGCAGCCCCTCAGCCTGGGCGGCTAAGTACGCCAGCCGGATGTCCGTCACACCGGCCGCGATGGCCCTCTCCACGAAGTCGGCCTTGATCTCAGTCTGGGCGATCCGGCTCTCGGCGGCGATTGCTCGCCGTTCGTTCTCGCTTGCTGCCTGGGTCAGCTTCTCCAGGTCGCTCATCTGCGACTGCTTGAGCTTGCCAAGCTCGGCCTTGATCGTGTCGTAGTCGGCATACTTCTGCCGCTCGCGGCCTAGCCGCTCCTCGATGATCCGGTCAAGGTCTTGCTGGGTGAAGGTCTTGCTCGCGCCAGTTGCTCCGGCCTGCTGGCCGTCCCGATTGCCCGCGGTTTGCGCCGCGTCGCCTGCCTGCTGTGTCTGATTGCTCTCTGGCATCTGTTCCTCCACCGGCTGTTGCCGCCGCCGTCGCGTAGTGTCTACATGCCCGCCAGCCGCCTCAGCGAGTCCGGCGGTTCCTCGTTCATCTGCGCATACAACCGGATCAACTTGCGCGCAGCCGCCCGCTTCTCCTCAGGCGGCGCGTCGACGCCACCTCGCGCTCCACCCAGGACGGCTGCTGCCGCGTGCACCCCATTCCTGTTCACGGCTCCGCCCGGCTCTTTGACTGGCAGTTTGCAGAGAGCCTTGACCTTCGGCTTGCCCGCCGGATTCAGATCGATCAGGCAGGCACCGCAGAAAGCCTCTGCGTCCTGATAATCGCTCTCCGAGATGCTGCCCCAGGGTTTGTCACTGATCGCCACGGCCACCAACCTCCGACAAGCGTGACACGTTGCGGAATACAAAAGCCGCCGACCCCAGGGCATAACGCCCCAGAACCGGCGGCAGGAAAGCCGCGCTATCGCGTGTATACTATCGCGCGGTCAGCAATCTGTCAAGGGCTAGGCGACCTCGGCCTCCTGACGCGAGCTTCTGCTTGCTCAGGAGCTCTTCGACCCGCTGCAGCCAGGCCTGCCGCCCTCGTCGCCGCCGCCTTCTCCACTGCTGCCCGCCGCACCGGGTCCAAATACTGGCCGGCTTGCTCCCCCAGTATATCGCGTAGGCTCCGCTCGTGCCGCATTGTGCCCCACCGTGGGTCCCGCGTCCGCCCCACCAGGTCCTCCAGGTCGAAGGCGCCAGATTTCCAAGCAGCATACTTTGCGGGCCCCATCATCGCTCGCTGCACGTCCTCCGGCTGGCGAGCAAACCAGTCCGCACCCAGCTCGATCTGAGGCCGAGTTTCCTGGATGTCTCGGCCCTTCGAACCCAGGATCTCCTCCCAGCTCTTCGTCAGCGGAATGGCCGTGCACCGCCCCGACACGTGGTCATCGAGACGTTCATCTAACCGGTGCTTGGTGCCGTGCATGGCGATGCAGGACATACAGGTGCGCCGGTCCTTAGCCGAGTGCCAGATCCAACCCTCCATGATGTCATCATTCGCTTGATAGCTCCGGTGGCTTGCCTCACGATAACTGCGCAGGATCTCAGTCCTGCTGATCCTGAGCGCCCGCACCAGATTCCCTCCGAGCGCTTGGCGGATCTGCCGGGCAATGACACGCGGGTTCTGCCCGGTAGCAACACCGGCCACCAGAGCATCGCGCACTGCACGGCTCGCCTCCGGCCCGAGCTCATCCAGCAGGTCGCGCAACGGCGAACCGTCGTGCAGGAAACCCACCAGGTCAGTCACAGCATCGCGTGGCAGCCGTGCCCATGTCACGATCACACCAGGCGGTGGCTCACCCAACCCGGCAAGAGCAAGCTGCTCGGCATGCTGTTGGCCCATCTCTACTGCCGCCCGCTGTGCCTCCGTGATCTGGTCCCCAGCGTAGTCGGCGAAGCGCTGCATCTCCGCCTGCACCTGATCCTGGAGCAACCGCAGCCGTTCCGCGCGGTAGAGCCAGGCGGGAGAGACCTCCTCGCCCCGCTCGCGAGCGTCGGCAATCTGGCGCATCAGCGAGTCGGTCTGCTGCTGGAGGCGGCGATACACGCCGCCGTAGTAGTCGATCAGCTCCCGGGCGACGGCACGGTCGTGGTCGAGGAGCTGGCGGCGGAACTCGGCGGCGATGCCGTAGATATCAGGCACGCGCTACTCCTGCGGCTCTCCACCCCGCTCGAACGCCGTCAGCAGCCTCTCCCCTAGCTGCTGGTCGCCTGTCGCTCGTTCCTCCATCATCCGCTCGATCTCCTGCTCGCTGTACCCGAACTCCCTCCACAGCTGGCGCTCCGGCACACCCACCTGCGCTTTGAGCACCGCCACGTTGGCCCGGTCCAGGTCGTTGCGCGGCGTCGGGTCCTCCCACTGACAGGAGAGCACCGCGTCGGGCCGACCGGCCACCCTGAGAGCGAACCGCATGACATCCTCCCAGACGTTCCCGAACACCACCTGCAGATCCCGCACCTTCTTGAGGAACGCGCCCTCAGCCGACTTCAGCGCCTCGCCGCTGGGCCATTGGCTGCTAGGCGGGATGATGAAGTGCAGCGGCGTCCGGCTCACCGTGGCGATCTCCTTGCGGAAACCTTCCTGCACACTCAGGAATTGCCCCAGGTCGGCCGGGTCGAACTGGCCGAAGCGCGTCTCCTCGCTCGCCACGCTCCAAATGCGGTCAACGCCCGGCACGAAGGGCGCTCTGGGCTTACCCGTCGCTTCGTCGATCTCCACCTCCAGCCCTGTAGCCCAACGCTGTGGGAGCGCCACGAACTCCATCGCAACCAGCATGTCCGCGATCGCCTTATTGAGCGCATCCTGCAATGGCACCACGTCGGTCAGCTCGGAGCGACCGAACCGGCCGAGTCGAGCATTGTTGGCGAAGTGGAACACGGGCACTCTGCCGTAATCGTGCTGGAGCGGCCACGCCTCGCCGGGCACCTCGAACGGCACAAAGCCGTTGCTGCTCTCGGGCAGCCCAGCCTCGCTGGTAGACCGCGTGATGTACTTCTCGATCCGGTCGGGGTAGTACAAGTTGAGCCGGTAGTACTTGTCGTCGGCGAGCCACACTTTCGCTGCCCATAGCAGCCTACCCGGCGTCTCCAGGTCGTAGCGGACGGTCACATTGGCCGCGTCCTGCGGGTAGATGGTCGGGTTGCCATCCTGGTCTGGCCAGATGATGACGTAGGCGTCACCCGCGGTGAGCGCCTCCGAGTGAACCTCTCCCGCCCGGTGGTCCATCCGGTTCGCTGTCCAGATAGCCCAGACGTCGTTGGCCGCGCTCTCCGGCCCGCTCTCGATGCTGAAGCCAGTCACGATGAGCCGGTCGGCAACAGCATCCACAACGCCAGAGCAAAGGTTATCGGCGAAGGCGCGGAAGAGCGAGCCGAAGGCATTGCGGTACTTCTCTGTGGCGAATGCCAGCCGATGCCGCCCCTCGGCGTAATCGTGATAGAGCCTGTAGTCTGTGATCCGGGCCCTCAACTGGGCCAGGGCCGCGGCGATGTCGGGAAGTTGTTCAGCCATCATGTCCTCCTACCAGGTGATGAGCCGGCGTGACCGCCCGTGCTCAGCGGCCCAACAAGCTAATGCCAAGGCCATAACCGTATCAGTAGAGAGCTTCTTGTCCTCCCAGGCATAGCTCTGCAGCTCGTCTACGAGCTCACGCACGAACGGAAAGCGCAGTTGACGGCGCTCCAGAAAGACTTGCAAATTGGTCAGCAAGTCAACCTTGGACCGTGCGGTGAAATTGAACCCTGTCGCCACATCCTTCACGCCATCCAGGACTGCCGCGCCGACGCCCGTCGAGTCGATGGCCATGTCGCTTGCTCGGATGCCATACTGCTGCACCACCGCCCGCAGCCGCGCCTCGACGGCCGGCCAGGGCAGGCGCTGGAAGCGCTCGAAGTAGGCCAGGCGATACGGCTTCTGGGTGGCGTCCAGCACCGTAATCACCGTCCAGTCCTCGGCCTTGGCCAGGTCGGCGCCGGCCACCCAGCGCCGCTTCGGGTCCGGCTGCATCGGCAACGTCCAATCCGCTGCCTCGTATGCCGCTTGGATATGCTGCCAGCCGAACACGGCCGCATCGTCGTCGGCGTAGACACCCTCGACCTCGCGTTGCCAGGCAGCGGCGGTCATCCGGTCACGCAGGCTCTCAATGTACTCGCGGCTCACGTTCGGGTTCTCGAACGTGGCGCCCTGCTGCGCGTACACTGCCGGATCGCCCGCCAGTCCGCGCTGCAGCTCGCGGTAGACCAGGCC